GAACTGTTACTTGGAACTGTATCTGTAAAAACTCTGCGTCAGCAGAACTTAAACTCGTAATGTTCGCACCTGATGGTAGCACCAAAGTTTGGCACACGCCACCAAGAGTCTTGTCGCCTTCAATCGCAGCACGAACACTTTTCGCACCCGAATAAGAAAGATAATCGTCAAGCGTTGCGAAAGCGTTGCGATCAACATATCTGCCGACAATCACATTGACAGTCCAATCCATAACTACATCGCCACCAGCGAAAGCCCTGTGATATTCAATGCGGTTTAATGTTGGGAAAGCAAAAGGCGGATTAAGTTGCTCAGGTTGGTATGCCGAAGTGCGAAGCCCAGAGATCGTAGCGAGGCGTGTAGCAAGCCCTGTGGCGACCTGTGAGACTGTTGCAGCCATTAGGCGATACCGAAACGGCGATACTGCGAAAGCAGGTCACGAACATCAGGGTCTACAGCCCGAACCGTGATAGCCATATCTGCAAAACCGACAACACCTAGCGCAGCGTTAAGTCGTGCGAACTGGCGCATAGAAAGCAGAATGCAGGCTTGGTTCACATCGTCAGGCACACTATCCCAACCCCATTGTGCTGTTACTTGAACAGTCTCAAATGATGGTGTCGTGTAAAGAGGGAATGTTGCGCCACCGACCATACGAGCCGATTCATAAGGTCGTGTGTAAATCGGCACATTTCTAGGTTGCAAAACATAGTCCACGCCTTGTGTCAAAGTCGTGACATAAGTGCCGTCACCGTTCGTGTCAATTTTGATTGTGACGCTCGTGTTTGCTACATCTCTGCCAAAGTCTAAAAGGTATTCGTTGTATGGATACATCGGCACAGCAGTTTGTGAAGTCTTGTAAAAGAATCTGCCACAGTAACCGTCAATGCGCCGAGAAGCAGACTCAATAGCGTTCTCAAGCAGAGTGTCATCGGTGCTGTCAGTAATTCTGAGAGCAGATTTCAATTCTGCCAAAGTGCAATAACCGTTTGTGATTGCCATTAGTTAGGCTTTCTTTTTCTTGCCACGCTTCAATACAGACTTTTCAACCTCAGGCTCAACCGAAGCAACCTCAACTTCAGGCTGATATTTGTTATCAAAACCGAGTTCACGCAAAGCAGCATCAACCGCTTTCACACGATCTTTTAAGCCTCTGCGTTCGTAACCTGCTCGCTCTGTTAGAAGTGCGTCAATTTGTTTATTCATAATTGCCCCATAAATAGTTGAAGGTTGCTGATACCCCGAAGGATATCAGCAACCTTACAACAATTCAGTTTGATCAACTTAGAAAGTTGGTGTGACCAATCCAGTTCCGTTGATTTGTGCCCAAGCGTTCGGGTAACGATTTGCTGTGAATGCACTGTAACCGTAAACGATCATAGTGACATCAAGTTCAGCAGCCTTTGGTTGCTCAAAGCGCAACATCATTGGTTCGCCTGAACCCTGTTCCCACAGGTGAAGTTCTTGCGAGTTGCCAATGTAGATGGTGTCTTGGTCTGTGCCAGAACCTTTGTTTGTTGCAACTGTTGCGTCTGTGTAAACAGGCAAGCCCAAAATGCTGTAACCAGAGTTGCCGTATTGAGCAGCACCTTGACCGTAAGCGTATGCAGGCTGACCTGAACTTGATGGTGTTGGAACAGCAAGTGGTCGTGATTGACCGTCTACTGCTGCCAAGATGAAACCAAGTCGGCGTGGGTGCATAATGATTACATTCGGTCCAGCAAAGAATGTTGTCTGAACTTTGACGATTGCATCAACAATTTTTGGGTAGAGTTCCGCAACTGTTGGCGAAGCGTCTGTGTAAGTTACTGCTTGTCCTGCTGATGAGAACAATTCAGCAACAACAGCCGTATTCAAAACTGTGTGGTATGAAGAAACAAGGTCAGCCATTACAAGGCTGTCAATGTTTGTTCCACGCTCAAGTGCTTGGCGAGAAACATTCTGCTGACCAGCAAAAGTCTTGACGGTAAGATCAAGTTTTGTGTCGTCCATATTTGTTTCTTGGACTGCAGCACCTTCAGTCTGTTCGGCAGTTGCCGAGCCTGTGGTTACTTTGCTGATGCTCAAAGTCAAACCTGCGTCTGGCAGTTGGTGCTTGCGAGCAAGATCGGCAGTTACACGACCTGCACGAGCAAACGGTGCTGCAAGTGCTGTCAAGAACTGTGGAACAACCAAGCCAGCGAAGTTTGCGCTGGTTACATCACGGCGTTCAATCTTTTCCTCGTTCATATGGCGAGCAAGGCGATCTTTCGCTGCGAAGTCATTGTTGAACTGTGCTGCATAAGCGTCACGAATGAATGAAGTTTCTGCTTGTGGCGAGTAGGTGCGAGCCTCAGACTTTACGACTGAGCCACCAACTGCGACATCAAACTTCTTTTCTTTGCGAAGTTCTGCTGCCTCTGCTGAACGCTTTTCAAGTTCAGCGTGTTTTTCAATTTGTTCATCAAGTGAACGAACATCGGCAAGTGCTGAAGTGATCTCAACATCTTCCTCTGCTGTAAGTTCTCGTGCGTCTGCTTGTGCTGCCGAAACGATTGCTTCAGCCTTTGCAAGTGCAGCGTCACGCTTTTCAATAAGTGTTGCGCTAAATGACATTATGACCTCCAATGGTCAATCGGTTTATGTTTTGTCCGAGTGATAAAACCAGTGACCGAATTGGTCGGCTGTTTAACGGCTGCGTAACTTCTCAACTGCGATCTGCGATTTACGCAAAAGCAACTTTGAAGTCGGTGCGATATTAACAGGTGCTTTTGCGTTCCGCAACTCGGCAACCGTTTCCTCATACGCAGGGAAGGTAACAACGCTCACATCAAACAACTGAACTTCACGAAGTTCACGAACCGAACGATCATCTGACCAGTTATCTTTGATGGTTCTGAAAGCAAAACTCATCTGGTTCAAGTCGCCTCGCTTCATCGCTGAGATAATTCGTGCAGCATCAGGATTGGTTGGGTCAAGTTCTGCTTCTACACGCAAACCACGCTCATCTTCTTCAAGAGCAAGTGTGCCTGACTTTGAGCGAGCCAACGGCACTCCTTCGTGATCAATCAGCAAGCGAACATCTGCGCCATCGTTCAAAGTTTTTGAGAAAGCACCACGCTTAACATATTCAGTGAACGGCATTGGCTCTGATGGTGAATCAAAAATTGCAGCGTAACCTATAAGCGTGTTGCCATCACCTTCAGCACGAACTTCAAGATTGCTGTAAGCAATAGTTCGTTTCTCGTCAATCGGTTTCGCAACCCAATTAAATGTTTCACTCATAGTTGCCTCACTTTACTTTGTTTCATCTAACTTTGCCACAACACGCTCGGCGTATGCTTGCGCCCGTCTTGCGCTCGCTTTACTTGAACCGCCACCCCACAACAACATAGCGACAAGACCAGCAGTTATTTCATCGCCTTGAACTGCGTCAAGATCAACAATGTGCCGTGCTATCCACGGGGATATCTTGCGCCATTTGTTCTCACTTAACGCTTCGCCGTTCGCCATACGGCGAGCATCAGCAACAGTCGCAGGCACAAGCCCATCGCCTGATTTGCCTTGCTCGTGTAACGCTAAGCCACGCTTTGCGGATACACGCATAAAAGCAGGTGCAACAAGATTAACTGCCCTGTATTCATCGGTTTCCATTTCGCCTTCGTCATCTAGCTCATCTTCTTCTTCATCTTCTTCTTCGGTTTCTTCAGCCTGATAATACGCTTTGCCTTGATTCAAAATTAAGATCGCTGCATCAATGAACGCAACAAGTTCTTCGTTTCGTTTATCCATTTTTCGTTCGTCTGCTGTAGCGATATTGAGAGCAGTCATCTGATCTACTGCTTCTTGATGTGTTGCGTGACAACCACCATCAACAGGAGTCATTGACCCAACTTTTACTACAGCGTGACCATCGCAACCTTCAGCGTTCATAATTACTTCGTAAGGCATAACTAATCCAAGTCAGGTGTCAAAACTTGAATATCGTTTGTGCTAGAAGCAACAACCGCATAAAGTTTTTCATTTGTTGGAACAAACAATTCTTGTGATTCACCATTACCGATATGAAATCCTGTAGTTGTTGTAACGCTTGAACCACCAACATAGATTTTTGCGCCACCAGCATTATGAATATAAATCGTTCTTGGTTTATCGTCTGCTGGAACGATAACTGTTGCTGTGGTTGCGACTGTTACTTTTGCTGAGTGCATAAATGTTTTACTTTTCTGGTGGCATAGCGTCTGTGCCGACAACAGGTGTTGTTGAAGGCGCAACGAACTGATCGCCACCCTCGTATGGTTCACGGTTTTCTATTTCTCTTGCTTCGTTAGGTGTCAATGTGCCAGACAAGATTTGAGTTTGCTGTGCTTTAACACGGGTCATCAGATCGGCTCGCAAGAACTCTGAAGCATTAAAACGAACCTGCTGTGTTAAAGGCAGCATCTCGCTGAACGCTGTTTCTAATCTGCGAACCCAACCAAGAAGCGTGTATTGGTAGAACGCTGAGCCGACCGCTTCAAGGTTTTGATAGGTCTGGCTGTCGCCACCTGTGCCGATAATTAAGTGCAGGGGTATGCGATACACACGGGCGATATCTCGCACGATTGATTCTTTGTGTTCCAACATTTGCATATCGGCTGCGCTTGTCGTTATTGGTCGCCACTTTAAACCGCCTTGAAGCACAGCAGGTTTGCGATGCTTGTAGTGTGCTTCTTCCCACGAGTCACGAATCTGTCGTGCTTGATCTGGTGTTAGCGCACCGTCTGTTTCCAGAACTGATGATGGTGTTGCGCCTTCGCCGTAGAACTGCGCCAAGAATCTATCCATCGCCAAACCCATACCGATTGTGTTTCGCATTGTTTCAATCGGTGAAACTCCTCGCACCTGATTAGGAAGTATCAGCCAGTGAATTGCACGAATATCTTTGCTTGTGTATTGAACCTTGCCGAGATCATAAAGTGTGTCTGTGTCTGCGTAAACAATTTTTTTAATTGCGTGAGGGTGAATATTTCGCATTTCTACAGGCAAACCGTTCGCACCTTTCGGCGCATAAAT